CTGAAGCCTTGCAACAAAAGAATAATGCAATTGTCACCGAACAGAAACAAATTACTTCTAATGTAACGAAGGAATATGCAAATGCTGTCAAGAAACTTAATGCTTACTACGCTGCTCACCCTAATATTAAATGGGTGCGCAACACAAATACCCGTGACGTGTCCGACATTTCCGACACCACCGAAAGCATTGATGGAAAAACCGAAAGCGATGTACTTAGTACCGTCGACGCTAGTCCCTTAGATTGCGCGTCTGACGTCTTACAATTGCTACACTTACAAGAGTGGGTTAGAGACCAAGAAAATGTTAATCGATGAAGGTTTAAAGGCTTACGCAACAGAACGACAATCAGAATACATAGATGCAGTCAACGAATACGGTGGATTTAGGTCTGCCGCTAGATCACTAAACCTTAACCATAGCACGATTGTAGAAGCCATCGCTTTATTACGTCGGCGTGCTGCCACAAGCGGATACGCACCTGAGCAAGACATGGTGCGACCTGTACCAGAGCCGTTCATTGTTAGAGGTGTGTCTACCTATTACAACGCTGAAGGTAAAGCGTCAGGTCAATGGGTCAAGTCTAAGATAGACGACAGCAAACTGCAAGAGATGTTGAAGGCAGTCATTGACGGCATGAAAGACGACATCCCTCGCTTGACTGCGCTACCTGCGCCTGCACTCGGTAACGACAACCTACTCAACTGTTACGTAATTACGGACTACCATTTGGGCATGCTCGCCTGGGATGAAGAGGCTGGCGAGAACTGGGACCTTGACATCGCACAGGCGTTAGTAGTCAAGTGGTTTGAACAGGCCATCGCCCAGTCACCTAACGCAGACACAGCCGTGTTTGCACAACTATCAGACTTCTTACACTTCGATGGCATGGATGCAGTCACGCCAGCATCTAAGCATCTACTTGATGTAGACACACGCTTTGCTAAAGTCGTGCGTTCAGCGATCCGTGTACTACGCACAGTCATTGACATGCTGCTTGCTAAACACCAACACGTACACATCATCATGGCAGATGCTAACCACGATCCTGTGTCACAGATATGGCTACGTGAGTGGTTCAGCGTATTGTATGAGAACGAACCGCGCATAACCGTTGACAAGTCGCCTAACCCGTACAACGCGTATGAGTTTGGCAAGACTGCGTTGTTTTTCCATCACGGTCATAAACGTAAAGTGTCAAACGTATCTGAAGTGTTTGCAGGGCAGTTCCGTGAAATGTTCGGACGTACTAAACACGCCTACGCGCACATGGGTCATTATCATTCTATTGACGTTAAAGAAAACAACTTGATGATTGTCGAGCAACATCGTACACTAGCACCAGGTGATGCGTATTCTGCACGTGGCGGATGGCTGTCAGGTAGAGATGCAAAAGTAATTACCTATTCAAAACAGTTTGGTGAAGTAAGCCGACTAACTATTAACTCTGATATGCTGAGGTAACTATGTCTGAACGCACACCTGAAGAAATTTGTGAGGACCTTCTAGGCCAAACAATTGAAGAAATAGAAGTTGATTATGATACTGAACTAATCACAATCACCACTAACTTAGGCAGAATTGAATTTAGTGGTGACGGATTAGAGATGTATGTTGAAACTGACGAATATGACTCTTAAAACGATTTTTTATTAAAATCGGTAGATTTTCGGCTTCTGCAATCGACGTATAACGCGAGAAAAGAGTGGGGTTAAGGCTACCATAGCCCCACACATGCAAAACCCTGCCAAAAAAGCAGGGGAGTAGCAAATCGCGTATTCAGTCAAAGTTAATGCGTAATTCATCTATATCTACCTCTATTTCACGGTCATCTGGCATTTTTACCATAGCAGTAGTGGGAAAGTGACCTGACCTTAGCACTTCAACGACACATTCACCTTTATTCCACCAACACCATTTTTGTAGCTGCACTTTTTGATCTCTCATTTTACCACCCCAACTGATTAAAGCCACTAGCGATACCCACAACTGTTTTCTTGTGAGTTCTTTTTGGCGCAGCAAGTGGAAAGTCTAATAAACGATAAACACCTGGCGGGTCCTCTTCGCGTTTTCTTTTCTTAACGCCTGACCCAGCAAACCGTTCTACCGTCTCTTTAGCTAACTGTTCTACAGTTTTAATTTTAAACGGCATATCAGGGTTAGCATAATACTGTGACACCATGATAGCTTTAAGTCTATGTTCTGGGACTTTATCTTTATGTAGCTTGATGTAACCTTTATCAATCAAGCGATGTAGATGGTTGCTCAACTGATCTTTACTTAAGTTAAACGCTTCCATCAACATACGACGCGTCTGAGGCTTTTCTGCCATAAGATTATACATTGATTCTTTTAGTCGTTCATACTTTAACTGCTGTTCGTAGCTCATTTTATACCCTTATATCTAGTCGCTAAGATTAGTTCACAATAGTGTATGGCCTTACGTATATCTTCAGCGCCATTCTTAGCAATATGTCGTGTAATGTACTTGATTACGTTGCCCTCTAAAAAACCTAGTCGGTTAGCCGTGATGTATTCTACTGGCTGAATAATCATGTCTTTGTAGTGTGATCCGCCTTCTTGTTTATTTAGTGGACTAACTTTTAAGCTACACCACGGACACACCTCATCCTCATACTTTTCTGCCCCGCATGAGTCACATAGCACAAATTCTCTATCCGCGCCGCTACCCATTTTTGGCCTCTTCCTGTACTTGTGCGCCTATCTTTTCTAGCACACCGTCACTTAATAACGTAGTGATGTCAATCGCAGAATCAGCTAACTCAATAGCTATAATGTCAACGTAGGTCGCTGCAGGACTGTCGCCAGTTCCTAGCGGATCACGTTCAACTTCTACGTCTGCGTAGACATCTAACTCGATGCCATAAACTTTTACTGTGTATAAACCCATGATGTTAATTTTCTCCATAATTTAGTTAAATAACTTGGTTCATCCTCAAACGGAATCCAAGGCGTAGGGTCTACATGACCAAACTTAAAGTTTTGCTCACTCCAAATCTCGCGATTGTTCATGGGCGTACTGCTCCTTTCAATATCTCTACACGCTCACGTGCAGCACGTAAGATAGTGTAGCGTTGATGTAAACGTTGTAGCATAGAGATACGCTTCTCGCCTTCACGCTCGTTTTCTAACAAGGCTAACACTTCATCCTCGCTTAACGTAGTAAGCTGCGCATTAAGTGATCGCCAATTCAATCTAGTCATTAGTAAACCTTTCCAGAAAATACATGTGTGATACCGCTAACATCTTTTACTTCTACTGTACATCCGTATCGGTCTTTGTTAACCAATACGACTGTATATGCGCCCACTATAAAGCTTAAAAATAGGCATGTCAAGAATATCTTTACATCATTCATTATGCGTCCTTTGAATTGTCTGGGTATTCATTTAAATCAAAGTTGTCTAATTCAAAGTCTACTGCTCTTGGTTTCCATGCGTGGTGTTCTGCTACCACTTTCTCGTATGTATCCCATGCCTTGTTGAATCGCAGTTCGTATACTTCTGCAATACCATTCACAGTATCCGTGTAGTCTGACCCATCGCTAACAACTTCTGCTAACAACTTTAGGTCTTGTGTCACTTCCCAGCAACGTAACACTTCTTGCTCTAGGTCTTGTATGTTACTCATGTTTTCTCCTTTATAGTGGACATAATGTTAGCTATAAGCCTCATATCATCCGTTAACGTACATAAAAGTGACTGTTAGCTAACATAATTCTTTTCCTTTAATGCTTGTGGTGGTGTGCAAGTGTGAATATGATACGGGTCTTTACTAGCACGTTTTCCACATCGTTCACAAAAGTTACGTTGCGCTGGTTGTTCTAGTGCTTCTTTACAAGCGTTGATTACATCATTGGCATTACCTGTTCGGTATATATGATTATTGTATAGCTCAAGCAAATCAATCGCCATTCTCAAGGCTTCGTCTTTAGTCATGTTAGTTCTTCCATCGCAATATCAGAAATAGCCCGTTTGTCATGCAGGGCTGCCCATATACGTTCGTCAACTGTTTTATTTGTCAACATCACGTAACACCATACATCATGCTTTTGTCCGCTACGGTGTAAACGGCCTATCGTCTGCTCATAAAGCTCAAGGCTCCAGGGCAACGATAGAAATACAATCTTACTGCCACCATGCTGTAAGTTAAGGCCGTGACCTGCAGACTTAGGATGCACTAGCAGTAGTTCTACTTTGCCATCGTTCCATCGTGTGATGGCGTTGTCATCGTCTAACGTTACAGCTTTCGGATAACGTCGTTTAAGTTCTGCTAACTCTTCTTTAAATGCGTACGCAATGATGGTGTTAGCGTGTTGGTTTTCTTCTAGCAGTTCGTCAAGCCGATCAAACTTATGCTTGCTAAACCATGTCGGTACGGCATCTGCGTCATAGATAAAGCCTGACGCCATCTGCTGTAACTTAGATGTCACTACGGCAGCGTTA